ATATATATATATATTTTCAAAAGAACATTCTTAACTTTAATTTTCCCAATATGAAATTTATCTGCGATATAATTCACAGTATACTAAAACTCAAACATGGTTAAACCTTGTTCTTTATTAGCTTCTTGCTTCAACCTATCACTACTTTTTAGATTCATTTCTGAGCGGTCATCCATAGGAGGATAGTCCACAAGCGTAAATTCGGTAGTACTGCTACCTAATAATCTCATTCCCTCATGTAAAACATTTACTGCTGCATTAATATCTCTGTCATGCTTCGTGCCACATTCAGGACAAGTCCACTCTCTAACACTCAGTGTTAATTCCTTGTACTTATACCCACAATGGCTGCATGTCTTACTTGAAGGATAATACCTATCAACAAATACTATTTTCCTGTTATACCACTTTGCTTTATATTCAAGCATACGTCTGAACTCTCCAAAGTTCATTTCTGATATACTTCCAGCAAGTTTGTGGTTTCTCAACATACCTCTTACATTTAAGTCTTCCATACAGATAACTTGGTTTTCGTTAATCAGTGAATTGGAAACTGAATGCAAATAGTACTGCTTTTTATCGTTTATCTTTTTGTTTGCTTTCGCAAGTTTAATTCTTGCCTTAGTTCTGTTTTTACTTCCTTTCTCTTTTCTTGACAACTGCTTCTGCAATCTTTTTAACTTATTTGTTTCATTCTTATGGAAATGCAAGTTATTGAATACTTCCCCTTCAGATGTAATAACAAAATTCTTAACACCAAGGTCAATACCCACACACTTATCAGTATCTTGCACTCCTTTATGTGTTAGTCTACCATCCACTAAGATAGATAAATGATACTCACCACACGGTAGCTTAGTTAAGGTTGCTTGTCTTATACTTGCTTTGTGTTTCTGCAAATACTCGGCATATTTCTTACTACACCTGAATTTGACATTCTTTATATTAGCTAATGAAAGATTATAACTTGTGTAATCATTTATTCTCGAAATAGCTGCACGTTCAAATCTGCAAGACTGTTTATTATCATGCTTTGATTTGAATTTTGGATAGCCCTTATGATGGTTAAAGAAATATTTATAAGCAGTTAGCATATCATTTATCGCACATTTAAGAACCTTTGTGTTTTGTTCTTTCAAGTAAACAAAGTCAGGATTAATTAACAGTTCGTGATGAAACCAATGACTAAGTGAGGTTCTATTTTCGGATATCTTATGCTCTTTATATTGTTTAATTTTGTAGTCCAGTGCATTATTATACACAACACGACAGCTACCAAGTAACTTGTTAAATTGTGTTGCTTGGAACGATGTCGGGTATAATCTAATTTTCACTGCACGTAACATAATTTATTTTTTATTCCATTTAACCTTCTTTTACCATAATCTTTTTCATAAATGCAAAGATACAATTAAAAAGTGAAATAGACAAAAAAAAGAGAGGACTTTTTCAGCCCTCTCTTAATATTTAGTAAACCTTTCGGCTTAACGGAACTCAGCGATATCCCAGTGTACGAGACCGTCAACACGAATGTGGCCGTAGTAACGGTTGTTAACCATCTTCTTAGCGTAACGGGTCATGATACCCTTTACTGGTGCAAAGTTGAATGGGTTAAACATTGTAGGCGTCAAACTCATTGGTACATATGGTGCGTAGATATAACCAGTGTCAAGCAGTGACTTACCCTTGTGACCGATGATTACACTCCAGTGAGGTGCGTATGGGTCACGATAAACCTGATAACGTCCGCTCAATGCACCAACACGTTCAATACCCATGTTGTACTGGTCTGACTCAGCACTTGCATCTGAAACGTGGAAGTATTCGAGGTTATCCAAGAGTGCAGAAACCTCAGAAGATACTACAATAAAGTTAGCACCGCCACGGAGAGTTGACTTGTGAATCTGTGCAGAAATCTGATTAATCTTAGTCATCAACTCCTGATTCCAGTCTTTCTGTGTATAGTTAGTAGAGAATGCTGCCATACGTCTCCAACCATTTACATCCCAACGAGCCTGCCAAGGTGCACCCTTACGCAAGTCACGAAGAATCTCACGGTCAATCTCAGCTGCAATCTGCTCTGAAAGAATTGCAGTCAACTCAGCTTCAGCGTCAATGTTGTGGAATGCTGAAACGTCCTGTGCTAACTCTGGAGACCATGTTGCACGGAGTTTACGCTCTTCAACAGATACGGTAACTGAATCCATCTTGAATGAAACCTCACCAATTTCAGTTTCAAGTTCAAGAGAATCATACTGTGCCCAAGCTACTTTGAAGAGCTGTGCCATGTTTGCCTTAGTCTGTGCTGCATCGTTTGCTACAATTGCTGCATCCAACTCATCAGCATCAACACCAACATAACCGTCGATAGTACCAGCCTGCTGTGCGCAAGTCTTAGCAAGGTCAAGTTCGATATACATCTTACCTTCTGCATCACAAATTGAACCGTACTCAACAACACCCTTACCATACTTCTGTGTAGCCAAACGGAAAGGAACTGACTCGTACTTCTTAAATGCTGCAGTCTGAACATTGGTGTTTGCTATGGTCTTAGAAGCAATTTCCTTAGTAGTAATTACCTTAAGAGAAGCAAGGAAGCCCTCTGTATCCATTTCATTACCATCAGGACCAGTTAAACGAGCAGCGTTATAAGCTGAGAATCCATCAATCTGAATAACGATGTTACGGATTGTACCATCGAATCCGCTACGTGCATAATCTTTAACATTTGCACCGTCGAATGGACGCATACCAGCCTTTGTCATAACTACAGGGAGTGCATTACCAACCTTAAGAGTTACCTTACCCTTAGAGTTATCATAGAGGAAGTCATTGTAGAACAAGTCATAAAGAGACTTCTCGAAGTACTCTGTTACCTCTGGACCAGCCTGACGAAGTGCCTCAACACCAAGTTTAGCTGCCTGAGCTTTCGTAAGAGCTGCCTGATATGTAGTACCTTGTGTGTAATCCTCACCAAGCTGTGGTACATACCACTTTTCTTTATCCAACTGTGTTACTACCTCATCTGGCAAGTAGTAACGTGGCTCTACACGACCTTCTTTGTTACGGTTAACACGGTCGTAACCCATAAGACCCTTATGACGACCAGTAGTACCATCTACGATATCTGCTGGGTCTTGTGCCTGTGCACCTGCTGGAAGCTCGTACTCTCTCTGAGAAGTTACAGGGAGCAAGAAGAACAGCTTACCTACAGGAAGGTTCATTGCCTGTACTGATACAATGTCGTTAGCAAGCAACTTGCTGAATACACGACGAATAATTGGGAAAACTACAGTCTCAAATGAACCTGAGTTATCAGAAGCAGTTGCTTCATAGATAAGATGCTTAGCCTCATTTTCGTACAATGTAGCTACGTTTTCTTTAATAGAACCGTCAAGACCTTCAGTGAAACCCAGTGAATCCCAGCGCTTCTGAATATCCTCACGTATTTTCTTTTGCATGTTCAGCTCGATATTTCCGACCTGACCACTTGTTAAAAATTCTCTCATTAGTTAAATGAATTATTAATAATTATTTAAGATATTTTTTTATACTCTACTCAATCTATGCATCAAATCAAGTGATTCCAAAAGGTCAGATGACCTATAAATTGGTGTTTCATTGATTTGTTTTGAATTTGTAGCACTAATATTAGCTGATTCAGTAATATTCATTTTGTTAGCCTTTCTTAATGACTTTGAGATATTCTCATACAAATTCTTAGATTGTTCTATAGTTTTTGCTTCTTTGCCAAATCTTGCAATGATTTCTTTCTTTTCATCTTGTGAAGTTGTATTTTCTGAAATCAATTTAATAATTTGACCAAGATTTACATTTGTTACAGCAGCTTCCTGTAAAACTTTCTTGAATTTCAAAAGTGCTTTTTTAAGCTCTTTGTTTTCATTGAAAATCTTATTTGCCTTACGAATAAGTTTCTCATTTGTTTCTTTAGCTTCAGATTCTGCGCTATAACGTGGTACGACTGTACCCTTACCAGAATTGCGTGCCTTACGTCCGCTTGAATTAGGAACATGTGATTTTGAAGTAGAATTTTGCTGAACAAAACCGCCTACATTTGTAGCCTCTTCAATATCATCAGCATAAACTTCAAAAATTGTTTCCTCTTTTGATGAATTGTCAAATGGTTGATTTTCAGCTTTAACATTTTTCTTACCTGACCAAGGCTTTTCGTTACCTCTTGATTTAAGACCTGCTGAACCCCAATCTTTTGAATCCTTGTCATCAGCTACTGATAGACCCTTAGTGTCAAGAACGTCATTCTTCTGATAATTGTCGGTATACCCTACATTTGAATCATACTCATTAAGTGATAGCTCATAGAGAGTTTCATCAGATTCATTCATGTTGCAATCATCATTAAGTTCTTTAGAACCACCTAAGTCAATAAGATATTCAGTATCATTCTCATTATCTTTGATAGATACCTTATTATCTTCTTCTTTGTTAACCATTACTTGGTCATCATCTTTCAGTAGTTTGTAAACTTTTACGATTTCATCGTCATTCGCATCTGAGAAGTCATACTCATCGTCCCCAACCTTGTACTTTTCAAATGATGTCCATTCATCACCATCACTGTCTTCGCCATCTATGGTTTTTTCAACTTCTGTACCGTCACCATCAGGTGTTACAGTTACATCAACAGTTTCATCATCACCATCTTCATCTTTAGCTTCAACAGAATCTTCCGTGTCGTCATCTGACTTTAAAATATCATCAGAATCTGTTTCATCATCATTTGATGTCAGAGCATCAGTATCTTCCACCTCCTCTTTGTCATACTCATCATCTTCCTCTTCGGCAAGAATTTTTGCGTATGTATCACGTACTGTTTCAGAAAGAATATTCTTTACAGCATCTTCCGTATTTTCTTTCAGAGTTTGTGCAAGAGCGTTATAAGATTCTAAAGAATCTTTAACTGCTTTACCTCTAATATTATTAGTTTTCTTCATTATATCAAAACGAAATTAATACGTTATTTTAATTATAAATATATCAATAAATTAAAAAAAAGTATACTAAATAAGGCATAATATACATTAATATGCTTTTTATACTAAAATATTACCCTTAAGAAGCATAATTCTCATAGATTTACATATAAATATTATGTAGTCAGTAAATAAATTAAGATACAAATGAGATATTTATAAATATATTAAAAAATATTGTTCGATATGAATAAAAAAACAGAATTAATTGAAATTAAGAAAGATAAAACAGGTACTGGTTTGTTAATAGAAAATGACGGATTCGTACAGTTGAATAAAGAAACAATAAACGAAGATGTTAAAGACAATAAATGGAATTGTCCATATCCTTTCATTGTTGATGCTGTTTTCCAAAAATTCGACATTAAAAATGCCAACGGAAGAATATATCCAGAAAAAGTTTTAAAGAAACAAGTAGAGATATATCAAGAAAAAATAAAAGAACACCGTGCATACGGAGAATGTAATCACCCTGCAGAAAGTACAATTGATTTAGGCCGTATTTCTCATAATATTATAGAATTACATTGGGAAGGACATACTTTAGTAGGAAAAATGGAATTAAATATAACAGAAGGTTTCAGAAGAAATGGTATATGTACTTCTTATGGAGATACTATCGCTAACATGCTTATCAATGGCTATAAGTTAGGCGTATCATCAAGAGGTGTTGGCTCTGTTGAAGAAAAATTAGGTCAATACATAGTTGGAGATGATTTTGAATTAATTTGTTGGGATGTCGTTTCAGACCCTTCAACACCTATGGCATATATCACTACGAATGGTCCTGAAGGTTTAGAAACATATATTGAGAATAAAAATAACAATCCTCTCAATAAAAAGATTGTTTCAGAAAAGATTAATAGAATCAATAAAATTTTATCAGAGTAACTATGAAAAAAATTGTTTTAACTGAAAATCAATTATCTAACCTTTCTAAACATATTTTGCAAGAAAGAACTTTCCAAGATATGTATTATGATTATAATGAAGATTTTAACGTAGAAAATGTATTTCAAAATTTCTTAGATAATCCTAATGGCGTACAATCATGGACACCTCTTATTGATGCAAATTCTTATAAGCAAGCATTGCAAGAATTTACTAAATATGGTCAATTTATTAACTTCCCAACAAAACTAATTTATCAGTGGGTCGGAATTTTGGTAAGAAATACAATACAGTTAGAATATAATACAATTTTAGCTGGTCATACCAGAGCTAATCCTTATGAATATTTAGGTGAAGAGTTTAATTACCGTGCTGAAGAATTAGGAGAAACAGAAATAAATGGTGTTGATATTACAGATATAGATGAAGATAATATATATGACAAACTTGAGGAAATGGGTTTGTACGATTGGATGAAACTTCCAGATGGTTCTGATGCATGGAGTGACTATGGTTTAGAACCTATCTATAAACATTTGAAAGAATATGATTCATCAATGCCACCAGAGAAAGTAATAGTCTTAATAAATAAAGTTCTGGATGTTTATCACCAAAGAGGAGATTTAGCTTCGGCATTTATTGAAGGTGGTAAAAATACTTTAGCACAAATATCCAATACATAGCATAAAAATAGCGAGACAATTAAATCTCGCTATTTTTTTTATTCTTCATTATCATCATTATCTTCTTCATCACCAAATGGTTCATAGTTATTCAGAATACTATCATATTTTTCGTCATCTTCAATAACCTCACGTACTACTTTTTGTACAATACGATTAATATCAGATTCAGTTAAACTAATTATGTGTTTCATATAAATTTATTTTACTTTTGATAATAAAAAATCATTTTGTGTTAAACTATCTGCAAAAATATCAGAAGCATTACCTACGCACTCAGACAACTCATCTTTTAATTTTTTCATTTCTAAACAATGTTTTTGTTTAATGAATATATCAAAAGATAAAAACTTCTTTTTATTAACCTTCATCGCTTCTGGTCTAATATCAAATTCACAAAGCATGTTTCTTTCAAATTTATCAGTTTCAAGAAGCCTCTTTTTTAACTCTTTTTTATAAATAGATATTGCTTGATTGACAACATTTTCATAATCGCCCTCATATAACGGCATTAACCAAGTTTTGCCATTTATGTATATAACTTTGGGGTTTTCTCTATTCATAGTGCCGTATTTTAACACTATAGAATCAGAAACATTTAATTTAATTTCTTTAACACTTTTCTTCATTTTTAGATAATCCTTTATTAAAAGATAAATCAAAAAAAATAAAAGTCAAATTACTTATCTTTTAGTATATCGTATATTTCTATTAATTTAGCCAAATCTTTAACTATAGTTTCAGGACAGTACTCCATACTATTTATCTGTTCTTCAAGCGATTTAAGACTTTCTTTTTCATCCCCATCTTCCGTACTATCCATAAGTTTATGAATTTCAGCAAGACTATCTTTTTTAAATTTATTTAATAATTTTTCACGTTTAATATCTGCGTTCTTGTTATTTATGTTGGTTATATCCATAACAAGACTTCTCTCTTCCTCGTTGAGATTATTTTTTAACGTTTTATCATACTTAGATAACATTTCATCTAAATCCACCTTATTAGTAGTGATGGCTTGATGTTTATTAATATAATTACTAACATTACACAAGCTTTCAGCAAGGGTATTAATATTAGATAATGTTTCACGTTTAGTTAATAAATTATTACAACTTTCAAAGAAAATCTTTTCATCTTCAGACAAATTATTATCTGGATAAATACCATTTTCTTTAATCAACTCTGCAAACTTACGATTAGATTTAATAACCGATTTTTTATCTAATTTACTTTCAGTTAAACTTAAAGCAGTCTTTACAAAAACAGTACTGTCAGTATTACCATTATAGTTTCTTAAAGCATTGTAAAATTGAAATTGAGACAAAAGATTTTTATCCTCTTTGATTGTTCGCATAACACGTCCTATCAATTTTCTATCTTTTTTGAATAACTCTGGTAATACGTTTTCAAATAAATTGTTTAGTAAACCAAAATTATTTGCACTGATTTCACTTTCTAAAAGTTTTTGATTTTCCATTTTTGCAACTGTGTCTTCAAATAAATCAATTGCTTTATGATACATATCAAAATCTTTTTTTGCTAATGACTCCTTAATGATAGCAATATAGTCATCTATCTTTTTATTATAATCTATTTTCTTCATTGGAAATAAACATTTTATACAATTATAAATAGTTTAGTTTAAATAAAAAAGATGATACTAATTTAGTACCATCTCTCTTATTCTATTCATTATTTTTAAACATTTCGTCTAATGATGAAATCATTTTATCAAACTCTTCATTAATCAATAGAGATTTGTCATATATATTTGCTCGTTCAAATGAAATTTCCTCTGCCTTTTTACGTTTCTTATCAATACATTTAAGATAATCTTCGAATAACATATCCAATTTTTTGTTATTGCTATTCTTTATTTTCTTTAGAGTATTTTCCGTAATAAGAGGCTTTTTCAAATGACGTGATTCCATTGGCGTACCTCCTGAATCTGGACTTTCTTCGCCTGGTGTTTCACCTCCAGGAGGTGCACCAGCATCAGTACCCATATCACTTGTTGGTATCGAACCTTCTTCTCCACCAATATCCCCCATTTCATCTCCCCCAGGTGAACCGAGCGCATCGAGACCTCCTCCGAAGTCTCCACCTCCGCCCATAGGACCTCCGCCCATGCCACCATCAGGACCTCCTTGTTGAGCTTGGTCATCCATATACTCTGCTCCAGGTTCTCCGTATATTCTGTCAACAGTATCAAATAAACCAGTACGCTTGATAATTTGAGTTGTTTTTTCAAGTTCTGCGGAAATTCCTTTCTCAAGACGTATCTCTTCCAGATTCTCCTTAATATCCTTATCAGACCATTTCATAATCGTCTTTAAAGCACGTGCTTGAGACATAACTGGAATACCACCACCAGGGTCTGAAACGGCATCTCTAACAGCTGTAATCTTTTTCTCTATATTATCAATCTCAAGTGATTCTGCCTGAGTAGAAGGGTTATTCATTGTGAGAGAGAAGTTTGTCAACTCGTCACTAAATCCAAGCAAGAAAAGATGGATGGAAGCAACTTTTGTTAACTCCATTAAGAATGCCTGCTGAACTCTATTAACTGTTCTTGTGAAACGTATATCCATTAAAGCAAGATTCTTTCCGTCACCAGCTGTTTCTTCAAAATTAAGGAATGTTTTAGGTATTCTTAATGCTGTCAAGACCTTATTCTGAACAAACTTAATATCATCCATTGCTGTCAAATTCTGCGCTGCGGACAATGTATCAATAGGTGTTGGCGCACTAGGGTCTCTTACAGGGATAAAGATATCTTGGTCCACTGATAAAATATTTTTTCTCAAATCTACTTGACCTGTCATTGGGTCAATAATAGGTGTTCTCTTAAAGTTATTAGCAATTTCCTCAACATAAGCAGGTACATCAGCATCATCAATAGCACCGACGAATATCTTATATACACGTCTTTCAATAGAGCGTTCAAGACGATAAATAAGCATCATGTCTTCCATTAAACTAAGCATACGCCAATGTCTACGAGCTGAATTTAAATAAGAAACTCCATAAGGAAGATACATTGAGTTAGTCAATAGCCTAAAGTGTGCTATCTGCCAATCCCTAAATGGTACTTGTGATTGACTATCATCTAACCATACAAATTTAGTGGACATGTCGGTATTAGTAGTTGTATTATTTGCTGCCACCGTAGAATATCCTGTTGAATACGGATTTGTTATTCCATTTTCAATTCTTTCTACATTAAATACTGGCAATCTCTTCCAACCTTTAACACCTAACTTATGGTCAATATCAAGCATCATGAAATCGTTTCCATACTTACACATACCACGAATAACCATTTGCGCTGTCAATTGAAGATTAAGTCTGTTTGTAAATAAATCTTCTAATATACTTTTTATTCTATCAGATTTAGAATATACATTTACAATATTACCAGTGTCAGATGGCAAACAACTCTCTTCAGAAACAATATCTAATGCAGCACCAACTTCAGGAAATGAATCCATTAAATCAGCATCACGATACATGAGTTTAACATTGTTAAGTCCAGCGAAAGCTGAAACACCTAAGTCAACATTAGCTTTAACCCATCTATTCTCAAGATATTTATTTTGTTGTAATTCAAGTTTTACCTTATCATAGTTATCTTTATCAGCCGTTTTATATATAACATTATCTCCAGACATATCATAATTATTGACATGTCTTGCCATTGTATCATTACTATTCCAGTTGCCTGTTATAGCTTTATCTAATTGCTGGAAAACAGTTAATTTTTTAGCCATACATTTTTAATAAAATATAAACATTATTATTTATTTATCAAGAGAATAAAATTTAAACTAAGCCACTAAAAACCCACATAAAATTTCCCCCTATTCGTTTATTTGATGATTTAGGAAGAGAAGAATTATTCATAATAGGTAATCCAGATTTGGGTGTTACTGGTTTACTATATCTCATTGCAGGTCTACTAAATTGTGAATTATTAGACATCATGTAAGCATTTAATATTGCTTTATCCTTACGCTTAGACGCTTCTATTTTGCTTAGCGAATACTGCATAACAAATAGTGCCATTGCCAAACATGTAATGGTATCATCATGCGCACCGTCCATGTGGTCCATACGTCCATTTTCGCCTTTAAAAATCCACGTATCAAGTTCATTAATAACACGTGCAGAACGTATCTTAAATTCATTATTTCTTACAAGTCCAGCAAAATTAGATAATACTGGGTATCTATTCCCTTGAAAATGAAAACCAGGTAATCTATCTACATATTTACTTTCTGAATTTGATAAATTTTGCATGGTATACGTTTTTTGAGAAGCATCATCATAATGCAAATTCTTATACCCCAAATTTATCATAGTTAATATTGCAGCATCACCCTGACCTCCAGTACAATCTACTACGACGTAAGCATCGTTATATTGTTTTGCATAATAAACCGCCATGGAACCAATATCATCACCTAATTTTTTTCCAACGTACTCCATAACTTGTTCTATGATTGGTTGTCCATTTTTATCTCTACCATCCATATCAATGACTTCTATAGCGGTTCTATCGGCTGATACACCTCTTGACGGGTCTATTCCTAATATATATCTATGACCAGGAATAGGAGGCTTCCAGTACCAAGTATCGTCTACCATTGGGTCTTTTAAGTCAGGTAATGGGTCTCTAACATTTAAAGTATTCTGTTGTTCAATAAATTCACTTGCTACTACGTTATCTGCAGAACCAAGGAAAGATACATCAAGCTCTTGAGCTATCTTCATAGAGTCATTATTGAATGACTGACACATAGTCTCATACCACGGAGATGTAGGTTTCCAACCTTCTTGCTCTAATTTTCTCCACCTTTCTTCATTATACTCTACAGTTCCTTTATCATCTAAGGTTTGCTCTACAATCCATTTTTTATCACCAGTTTCTGGGTCTTTCTTATACCATTTTAAGAATCTATTATAACGTAAATCTTGATACCACTTAAATTCTACAGCGTTATAATTATTCTCATGACTTAAAGCCTGCCTATAGGTATTATAATACAACTCATCCTTACCATTTGGTGTTGATACCATTATTATCTTAGATTTATCACCATAAGATGAAGTAGCAGCAACAGCTGATGAATAAACGGCTGGACCATTTTCTATAAAGGCAGCCTCGTCAAAAATTAAGATAGATACAGCTGAAATACCACGTGCTGCATTCTCTCCAGAAGACCTTGCATATACCGAGCACCCGTTAACTAATTGAAGTTCAGATTTACTATTTTTGGTAAATATATCTTTTTTGTTTTTCTCAGATTTAGGGTCTGGAGAATAAAATTCATCACCCCAATACCATCTTGGTACCTGTAAAAGAAATTCTCTAATCTTAGTAACAAGCTGATTTGCAAGGTCTAATTTATTACCAATACACAGTATTGTTTCTGGTTTTTCACTATCAGCAAGTGCTATTTGAGCACATATCCAAGCTGACGAAACAGTAGTAATACCTGCCTGTCTATGTTTAATAGCAATAGATGCTTTATGGTCTGCTAAACTATGAAGAAATGCCTTCTGTCGTGGAAACAATAAGAATTGAGATTTTTTTCCAACATTTGCATTAAACGTTGATAAATATTTCTCAATAAAATATATTCTCGATTTGTCTACATAACTCTTTGCGTATTCTTCTGCTATTACTTGATAATCTAACATTAATAAATTATAATAATTTTAAATATTCATTCAAATCTCTCTTATTAAATCGAACCGCATTTTTCCTCATTTCTATAAGTTTTCCGTTTCTTTTATAAGATGAGTTTTCCAATGAAACGTTACCAGTTGTTCCTTTAGGTGTAACAACTGTATTAAGTTGAGACGTTTTACTGTCATATGCTACTATTTTAGCATCTTTCTTAGATGGGTCTTTTGCGGCATCTGTCACTTGTTTAATTGCTTCGGCTTTATTGGAAACATCTACATTTATCTGCTGCCCCTCTCCCGTATTAGTATTTTGTTGTCCATCAACTTGATTAGGTTGAAAACTTACATCATTTACGTTATGGTTTTGATTAAGAGTAGAAGCAGCATTGTTAATTGCATCTGTAGGTGTTTTAACATTATTACCAATAGAAGCGGAAACTGCATCTGTATTCGTTACCTCTCTCAATTTAAGCTGTTTCTTATTATAGCTTATACATTCTTTCAATTGACCATTTATCTTAGTATAAATTCTCATATTAATACAAACTTTAATATAAATATTAATTGATTTAAATAAAAAAAGAGAGAAGAAATACACCTTCTCTCTTTCAGACCTAACTACCTAAGCTAAATTGTTTGAACTAATTAATGTATTGATTCAAAATTTCGGTAATAATATTTTTAATCATTTTCTTTGACTCCATTGGTAAATTATCTTCATCATCTTTATCATTTTTAGAATCTAATTCACCGTCTTTATCATCATCTTCATCAGACTTTTTATCGTTGTTAGTCATCTTCTCAGACCACTTATCAACATCTTTATCACCAACGTTACTATTCTTCCCTACTGCTGGTGCTATCATACCCATGACATAATCAACTGTTTCTTCAGAAGCGTCTGGTAAAATATAGCTTAATTCTCCTGCAGCTTTTTGAGCCTTGTTGTCAACTCCATTAACATTCTCATCCGAGCTGTCATTATTACCATCAGAAGGGTTTTCATTATTCATATCATTTGGAATAGAGTCGCTACCCATTTCCATATTCATGTTATTTAGCTCTTCAGGCTGAGGTTGTACTGGAGGAGTGGGTGGTACCATTATATTATCCACATTACCTCCAGGAACTCTCAATTTTGTAGGTCTACTTTCTATTAGATTTTTTTTTTAACATGCGCAGATTTCTGCGAATTGATTCAGCTATTGATTTATTAACTTTCTCAGTATCTAATTCAAATGGCGCACCATTACCAATATTTGTACCAAAAGGTGTATTGTTACGTGCACTTTCATCACTCATGTCGTAATAACCATCAAACTCTTGGTGATTATGAGTAGGAACAGTCATAGGTTGCTTTCTATATGCAGGGTGCTTACCAAACTCATCTAATGCATTTAAATTATCTTGTGGTACACGATTTTTATTACTAAATGGTTTCATACCATCTTCGTTCATAGCACGTTTAGCTTTTCTAAACGCTCTTGATTCATAAATCTTATAACCCCTATTACGTCTTGATTCGGTAGCTAACTTATCGTCCTCATCAAACTCGTCCTCGTCATTCTCAAACTCATCATCGTCGTCTGAATCATCATCTGAATATAAGTCATCATCATCCTCAAACTCATCGGTATCTACATCATTAGTATCAATACCCAACTTATTAGCTA